TGCACTCTAAAATGACACAACTGGTAGGAATAGCCTCCCGTACTGCCCCTTGGCAGCAGTACGTAGAGAAATCGCTGAATGTTATACTTGAAATCTACATCCTTTATGGCTTAAATAAACCACACGACGTAGCCATGGAACTAGAAAACTCCACTTTACACTGGACCGGACTAGTAACGTCTTTAAACGGGGATTGGATGAAAGTTGCCAAACACAAACTTGCTGCATTTTTCGCATATCACAACAACCAAAACTTACCGACGCCACCATTCACAGTTCCAGATAATCCCGGAGTCCTCTTAGGCGGAAGCGCGTATAGATGGGTGAAAGGTTTTCTGAAATTCTCAAAAAAAGAAGTTCGCGACTCATTCTTACAGAGTATCCTAGCTGCAAAGAAAGGATTACCCCGACCGAATAAGGAACAACTTAGAAAAGAAAAACAAAAATTCCTGCACACAATCACAACACCACTGCCACCATTAGTCCCGTATTCCGTCATATCAGGCATGAAATGGGCCGATATAAACGAATACCCTGACTCGATAGAAACAGAGATCAACGAATTGACTATAGAGCAACAGTGTCGTCGTACAGTTCGTGAACTATACAAGGGCACAAAGTACACTATGGCCGATCGTATGAAGCTCTTCTTTTTCTCCACAAGTGCTAACTATATTAAGTCCAGAAATGGGCTAGGTGCAGTCGGCGCAGTAATGGAAGATAAAGAGGTCAGAGGATATTTGGACGAGGTACGGAAGGACGGTGGATATCTCAAAGTACAGCAAAAAGCGAAACCTGATGGTGAAGAAACTAATTCTGATCAATGGGCGGACTTCGATGTCACCATGGACTCCACACAGCTAGAAGAAGAATTCAAAGGACTTTGGTTCAGGATTCTAAGGCGTGCTATAGAATCAGAGAACCTTGCCGAGCCAGTAGCTCTGGCGGAGGCCCTCAAAATTCGACTAATAACAAAGGGGAATCCCTTCAAACAAATCATAATGCGAAATCTATGGAAAAAGATTCACACACACTTAAGAAAACACCCCGCCTTCTCCTTAATTGGGGCACCGGTTACCGAAGCGTACATGCTTGAGCGACTGGGCTTCAGTTTAGGGGAAGACGAGTGGTACCTATCAGGTGATTACAAAGCTGCGACGGATAATCTCCGTAGCTTCGTGAGCAATTGTATAGCTGACGAAATCTGTAACACCATGGAAGGTATATCTAGTGTAGAGCGAGAAATGTTCATAGACTTACTCACAAGGCATAAGTTTGAAGTTGACAACGAAATTAAAAGACAGGAGCGAGGACAGCTCATGGGTTCAATCATGTCGTTTCCGGTTCTTTGTATTGCAAATGCAGCACTATGCCGCTGGGCCGTAGAGCTAACAGAAAAACGTAATTACACATTACGTGACTGCAAACTCATGGTCAATGGCGACGATTGCGCCTTTCGCACAAAGAAAAGTGTGTATGAAATATGGCAGAAGCTAGGGACGGCCTTTGGCCTCGAAGAGTCACTAGGAAAGACATTCTTATCCCGCGAGTTCGTGAATATTAATTCCACAAATTTTACACGAGTAGAGAAGTCATTCCCGGTACAAGTCAAAGATAAAGCCGACCCAGCCAAAACTGCAACAAGATTCACACACCTAAAACTCACAAAGTACATCAATTTAGGTCTCCTCTACGGTATTAAACGCAGCGGTGAAGCCATAGGTCTCAACGACCAGGCAGACCAAAGATCAAATGTATCTGCAAGAGCACGGGAACTATTAAGATTGGCACCTGACAACATGCACCAAGTCGTCATGAAACTGTTTATCCGCCACCACAAATCAGTATTAGAGAAGACACGCTTACCGTGGTACATACCCGAATGGTTAGGCGGCTTAGGATTACCGACCGTTATAGCAGGACCTAGTGAGCTTGACTTACGTCAAGCACATAAGATCTTACTGAACTGGAACAATAAAAGACCCTTACCGCTGAGCCACCCTGAAGTAAATTGGAAGACCTGGCAACTGGCTGCAGAGCGTTTACCCCCACCTGTCTACACAACTCGTAAAGGCACCTGGACTGACGACTACTCACAAGTAGTTGCAGTAAAGTGCGTAGATTTACTATTCGATAAAGATATCGAACTAGCAGACCTATACAAGTTGGTGAAAGAGGGGGAGTACGCGTCAAAAGCAATTGCACGTAACGCGAAGTTATGGACAATTGAAGCCGGAAAATTACCGACTCCGCTTCACGCTTCCCAACTCGACTTCTTAAATATGTACCCGAACTACGTTTCAACTTTAATTTCCTCACCATCTTCTCTCATTAAACACACTGGGGGTTCATTCACACTAGATTGACATACAAACATATAATCAAAGTAGTGGACCCGGCGCGAATTGATCTCAACAATAATGTATTACTGTAAAGATCGAGAC